CATTAGGTCTGTGCCTCCATCACCTTCCAGACCGCAAGACATATCCATTGGAATCTTTAAAGCCTTACTTACAGCATATTCACCCATGACACCGAGCATGTCAGCAGTCTGCTGATCATTGCCCCATTGCTTCTTGTAGCGGTTAGGGTTGGCCTGATCCTTGAGGAAGTGCCTGCCCTTTGCCAGCACCCGGAGCAGCTCCATTTCTCTTTCTGTGAATGTTATCTTCAAGGCTCATAATGGATTACAATAATAACTCATAAAAACCGATATTTGAGCATGAAAAAAGCAAAAACAGGAAGCACTCCGGTGGCTAAGATTAGCTTCGGGAAGCGCAGAGAAGGCAAGCACCGGAAGGCCAGAAGGCCAAAGGAGAGCAGGCAGAAGGGTTACAAAGGACAAGGCAGATAATGTAAAGTGATTACTTAACTATTTGTAAAATGGCTGAGAAGAAGTATAAGACAAAGGTCAATGGCAGAACGGTTAAGTTCGGTGCTAAAGGCTATTCCATCGCACCAGGCACAGCCAAGGGTGATAACTACTGCGCTCGGTCATCAGGCATTAAGAAGTGCAAGAATCCTCCGTGTCCTAATGACCTAAGCCGGAAGGCATGGGGCTGTGTTGGCAAGAAGTCCGTAAAAAGTGCAGCCAAAAAATTCACACGGATTAAGTAATTTTACAACATGCAACAGCCACTAAAGTATTTTAAGCTGTCGGAGTTTGACTCACCGGATGCACCTGGCTCTGGTAGCCAGATGAAGTCTGAGTTCCTGCAAAGGCTGGACAATGCCAGAGCATTTGCCGGAGTTCCTTTTAAGATTAACTCTGGCTTCAGAACTGCTGCTCATAATACTAAAGTTGGTGGAGTTGATGATAGTTCACACACTCAGGGATGGGCAGCTGATATAGCAGCTACCTCCGGCACATCTAAGTTCACAATAGTGAATGCTCTGCTAAAGGCAGGATTCACTCGCATAGGGATTGCAAGTTCATTTGTTCATGTGGACTGTGACCCTACCAAGCCTGCCCAGGTGATCTGGACATACTAATAATGACTCACGAATTAAGGGAGGAGCTGATAAAGTTTATACATGATACTCCTGCCTATGGAGCTATCATCATCACAAAGTTGGCAAATCCAGAACCGAACTTTTACAATCCGGTAGAGGAGTGGCTCTACCATCACGGATGGTCTATCATTCTACTTTATAGGCTTTATCGGATGGTCATTGACATTCATAAGGAACACATGCAGAAAGTCATGTGGTATGATGACAATGGTGAGCTTGTATCAATGACTGGTTATGCTAAAATCATTCAGCAAATCAAATCCATATTCAAATGACAATTCATAGAGATACATTTATTATGCTGATAGTCTTCCTGATTTATGTTGGAGGAGACATCTACACTGCCCGAATTGCTCACCAGAAGCTGGACAAACTGATTAAGGACAATGAAGAGTGGACAGCAGCTGCCTACTTCAAGAATGCCAGAGCCGAGGTCAGAATTGATAGCCTCAAAGTGGAAACAGAAGCATTGGCAAAGACAGTTATCTACCTTGACTCATGTCAGCAAGCCAAGACAATCAAGCAGGACAAAGCGGAGAGGAGAGGCAAGTTCGTGGGAGGGCTGCTGAAGGCACTCTTCCCAGGTCTGTGAGCCATGCGCTGTTCAGTAAGCGCATGCAAGTCTATGCCTACACCTGCACCTCTGTGGTAATGGTTGGGCTGCTTCTCGGAGTAGGCTGGCTTTATAAGATTGAAAAGGTACAGGCATCGGATTCGGTGCTTATGTTCATTCTGGGGCAAGTGCTATCAGCATGGGTAGCCCTGACCAATAAGATATTTCGGATAACTGCACCGAATATCGGCACACCTGATAATTAATTACTTTTGTGATTATGAATTGCCTCCAAGACTACATCGGACTAAAGGGCTGCACCAGTGGTGAGCCTCTGTCTGGCCTATACATCAATGACTATCCCGGCATGAGTTCGGAGTTGCTGGATAAGATTGCCACACCGGAGCAGGTGAGCTATGTGGGCATGTGGAACAGCGCACAGGCTGTAAGCTATGTCAGGCTTAAGCGTGATGTGCAAGCTGCACTATTTACCTCAGCGGAGGCTCAATTGGATCAGGTGCTGTTCCAGACTCGCAAGGAGTTTGTCCAGCAGTGGCAGCAGGTGCAGACAGTTCCGGCAGAGGCTATCCTAAAAGGCACATTCGTAAGCATCCAAGGCAGCAAGTATCTGTCTATGCGAGTTAAGCAGATATACATCTTTAACGCTGGCCTTCCGGTAAATGGCATTGATTGGTACATCTATCAGACACAGGATGGTAAGCTGCTGGAGTCAGGCACTGCTGACCTGGTTGAGGGTATGAATTACATTCAGGTCAATAAGGAGTTTTACTCTGACTTCGATAAACTCAACATCATGGTTGCAGTTGACTGCACCAACTTGCCAACCAGCACCGGAATGTTTAGTGACTATGGCTGGCAGCAGATGGACTTAGAATGTGCCTCTCGCTTTAGCTATCTGTGGCGCAATGGTTGGAGCATCTTCCCAGTCACTGCTCCGCTTGGATATGGGTTTGGAGATAGCTGGAGTCAGGACAATAGCCAGTCTGGAGTGTACATAGATGCTCAGCTGCTCTGCTCACTTGATAGCTTCATCTGTCAGCAGAGAGAGTTTCTTCTGGATGCCTGGGCGAATCTTCTATGCTACCAGATCCTTTGGCAGAAGGTAGCCAGCCCAAGGGCTAACTACTTTGCTCAGGGCAACCGGGAATTTACCGAGAGGGCTATGGCTACTTTTCTTGATGGCTACAACCAATCACTTGCTATCTGGGCAAGGCAGCTCAACCTAAGAGGTGAAGGCTTGTGCTTTAATTGCGATAATGCTGGCCTGATTCAGCAGGGATTTGTGAGGCCATAAGGCATAAACTTACGGCAAGTACGGACAATTGCCGTACAATGCTGTCACAAAAGTTGCCAATATTTGCGACAATAAGACCCCTCACGCCTCTTCACAATGCGCACCCGGAGGGGTTTTCGATTTTTCTGCCCAGTAGTCATCAAAGTCTATCATGGCTCTCTCCCATACATAGCCTCTTTCAACCATTTGCTTAAGAGCCATATCCCAGGTTTCTCCGTGCTGCTCCTTCTCCATTTGCAGAGCCTGTTCAACAATGTCTTTCCACTTGGTTGTCCTAATCAAATAGTCATGCTCTAATAGCCACTCTACTGCTGTCATAACTTCTCAATCTCCCTATTCAAGTACCACTGCGCTTTCTTCAAGTCCTCCAGCCTGCTGCCCTTCTTGCCTGCCCTGCTGATGTACTTAATGACATTGCCCAGGTTAAAGCCAAGCTCCCAAGCCTCAATCACTTTGATTGCCTCATAGGTGTTCTCTGCTCCACCATAGTGAGCTGGATGATCTACTGCCTGCAATGGCTGCTCATCTGGCTGATTGTCTAAGTAGCTACTGATTATGCTGCCCATAATTATGGATAATAAAATAATGGTTTAGGGTGATTAAAATCTGACATGGTTCTGCCTCTTAGCTGATCCATATCTCTGTAAAGTTTTCCGTTGAAGTACCATCCGGCATGCCTTGGCTTGCTCCGCATGTTAATAAGCTCAGCCTTGATTAGCACATCATTCAGGTCAATCTCATCCTTATTGTCCAGGATAAAATCAATCAGTTCCTCAATTTGATTTGGTATGCTCATTCTCTTCAGTAAGTAATTGCTCAATAACATGCTTAATGTAGGTGAGTGCAGACAGGCCACCTTGCCAATAGTTTTTGGTTGCCTTGGTGTTGGCATCGTGACTCATAAGCAATTCCTTGCTTCTCATTTCCTTTTTAACAATTATGAGAAGCTGCTCCAGCTGTGTCATAGAACTAATCGGTCAAGGTTTAAGTCATAAGAGTTCATCAACTCCTGCCACTTCTCCCAGATGTGAGCTTCATCAATGTACTTGCCATCCTCTGAAGTGTCTGTAAGCTCCCTGAGTTTTGCGGCAAAATCCCAGATAAATAATGCCAAGTCAAGGCTCTTGATGCACCGAAAATGCTCCAAAGCCTGCTCTGGATCATCAAGATTGAATGATAGTGTTGCTCTCATGGTTTCATTTTTTTAGTTGAATCTAAATGCCCAATGTGCCTGACAAAGCCCCTGCATAGGCTCATGCCTACATAGCCAGCCTCATAGTACTTTTTATTAAACTGCTTCTCTGAATAAGCATGATCATTGGCTCTCCATTCGCACATGTCACTGAACTTGCCCATTGTTAGATAGTCTGACAATCTGCGGAGACCAGGATTCCAAGTGAATCCATGCCAATCACCTTTCCACCTATGAGCCATCTGCTGGTATCTCACTCCCTTCTTAGTTAGCTTCACTCCAGGCAGCACTGTATGCCCATTCCTGTCTTGCGGATGCCTGATCCAGACACATGCACACTTAGGCTCAGTCTCCAGCACAGAGCGAGAATCACCGATAAAGCCACTATGATAGAACTCCCAGTCATCTTCGCAGTGAAAGATGTACTTAGTCTGGACAAGCTGGTAGGTCTTATCAATAGCCTGTGGCTGACCTTCTCTGTTGGTGAATGTCCAATCAGCCATTATCTGCCAATGCCTCATCAGGAAGCGGTCAAGCTCACCCATGAGCTTCTGGTTGATAGTACCACTGTCGTCATGGATGTAGAAGGCAGCCGGAGGCTCACCATCCCAATAGCTGAGAAGACTGCTGATAGTCTTCTCTAAGAGATTCCACCTTCCGCAGCTGGTCAGGCAGACAGTCACATCACGACTACCCATTAACATAAGTAATGAATTTAATGAGCAGCAGGATAAACAGGATGGCATAAACGGACAGGAAGGTGAACTTCCAGAGCGCATCCTTTAGGATTTGTAATAGTATTCTGTTCATAGGAAGTACTGATTATCAAGTAAAGTTAATTCAGTGCCTGGAAATACAACTTTGTGCTGATCTCCTCCCCATAGAGTCTTCTGCGCCTCATAATGCTCCTTGCTAATTACGCAGCCAAGGAATTGAATGTGGATGTTGCCTTGTGAGTAGTTAAAGCCAAGTCTATACTCATCCTCGACAAGATGATAAACCAGAAGAATGCCTCCCATAAGTGTTGCTCTTTGGATGTCGTGGATAGTGGAGTCATAAATGTCAATCCACATTTTGTTGTTGAGGTCAAACCTCGCTTTGCCTTTCATGTTCATAACTTTATTTTGGTTAGATTTGAGTGCAATAAATGCAAAGGAAAAATAACTGCAAAATTATTTTCAAAAAAAGTTTATGCCGGTATATGACTCCACATCTGCATTCTTGAAGCAGCAACTCAAAAACTTTAAGGAGGCCAGCAAAGCCGACAAGGTGCTAAGGGCAGCTGCTCTTTATGCTGCTTCGGCTGTGCAAGCCAGAGTGCAACAAGATGGTGAGAAGTCTGATGGTAGCCAGATTGGTCAGTATGGCAACAAAGTGATTCCTTCT